TGTTTTTTGTTATTGCATTATTACGCTCTTACCCAGCACGGCCCCACCCATGCTTTTAGGCGCTCTCTATTGCTTCTCACTAATATACGGGTATGCCATTCCGCGCCTCTAGGTGGCGTCAGTTAGGCTTGGGTGGCTCCGATGTACCCGGCGTGACCAAAGATGGCCCCTGAGCCTTCGCTGCGTCGTAGACCTTGACCAGTTGCGCGACGGCATCGTACTGCGGGTCTACCGGGAGGGGGAACACACACGACACCATGACGTGTCCCGGCTTCGTCTCGGCCCCCGACTTCCCCCGGATGGCTACCAGTCCCGCCTCCTGCAAGCTCGCCACAAAGCCGATGATGCTCGACGTGGGTAGTTCCACCATCACCTTGTCGCCAGCCGCCAACTTGTTCCCGATGCGATCTTTCATGCTCTCCCTCCGGCTCGTAATGCCCCGGAAACCGGGGTAGGTGCTCATTCTACGGGTTTGGTTAGGGGTAGCCCACCCCGGAGGGCCGAAAACGCCGTGGAGGGGCGCTTTTGCACTTGCTGTTGTGCATTTTCCACATCGCGGGGGCTTCATCGACTACCGGATAGTTTCTTTTCTAACGGCAACTACCGGAAATACATTAAAGGCCGGAGGGGTATTATGCGTGACTTGGAGGGGTATTATGCGTGACCAATCCGTAAGTTGTTGACAACCATCGGAGGGGTATTATGCGTGGAAAAAGTCGGCTTTCCACACTTTTCTGTGGAAAACCGACTTGGAGGGGTATTATGCGTGACATTTCCGTTTATTTTCAACTATTTAGGTTGTGAATCCACGGGTATTATGCGTGGCTCACCGCATCGGTGCTCCACAGGTGCATCGGTTCCCAATTTTTCGGTCGAAACCAGACCCGCCGCAGCGAGAGCAAAGCGGTAGCTCAGTAGTCTCCTCCGGCTCGTCGGGTTCGGGTGGCAGGAGGCTAAGTTGACGCTCCTCCGTGAACCCGCGCCAGTATTTTTTCTGCGGCACCGCCAGCTTCGACGCCGAGAGCCACCACTTCCCCAAGCGCTCCTCAAAGTTCAGATCGGGATAGACCTCTTTGCGGAGATGCAGCACGCACGCCCTGAAATCCTTCTGAAAGTCCTTCATCGCAGTCGGAGAGAGGTAGGTAGTTTTACCGAACTGCTCGAACATATTCTGCCATGTCAGGGGAACGGGCTTCCCCGGCTTGACACCAAAGACGCGCCGGACAGACCACGAGTAAACGTCATGCTCCATCGGCCCCTTGATTCGCATGAGAGCGGCGATGTCCACCGGAACCGCGTTGCCCTCGGTGCAGATGCTCTCCGCGTAGGGCTTGGAGATGGTCAGCATGAGCGGCCAATTCTCCGCGTCCTCACCGAAGTAAACGCCGCACCGCTCGATCATCGGGGCCGGGTTATACATCGCCCCGGCCTGTTCTCCCCGGATGTAGAAGCGATAGGTTGAGGACGCCAGCCGAAGCATCTGTTCTTTGGCGCGTGCGATGTTCCCAGTCTTGCCGCCCGTCATGTCGATACCACCCAGCCGCGACCGCAAATATGGTGTGAACGCAGGGCCAACGTAGATGTCGCGGACGCCCCGGTTGCGAATGAGTTGAGCGTTCATAATAGCCTGAAGACGGCGCGGCCAGAGGCCATAGGGATAACCCTGCAACACCAGATCGTCAGTGTGTGGGTGGATGGCGTGACCGTTGCGAATTGTGAAGATGCGATTCCCGTCCTTACGAACCCACAGGTCGATCATGCCGGGGTCTTTGAAGGGCGAACCTATCGAAGTATTCCAGTAATGATTGAACCCAATGAGCGGGTTGTCTAAGACCTCGCGGCCCCAAAAATTTTCAAAGTTGTCGATGCTCTCTTGGTCTGACAACGACAGCCCCAAAGGGTGATTAGCGCGCTCCGTCATGGCTCCCATGTAGTTACGTCGCCCCTCTCCTGCACTAAGGTTTGCTCTCCCGTAATACCGGAGAGTCGAATACATTCGGTCATGCAGAAGTGGTGAAGCGCGACCTTCTCCTCGCGCGTGATCGAACTCCGTTTCAACTCGCCCATAAACGAACTCGACAGGGCGAACCCGGCGTAGAAGAGGTTGCGCATGAACTCCAATTTATCCGGGGGTATGTCGGTGGGCCAACCCGAAATTATCTCAGCCCAATAATCTTCATGCGTGCGAACTCCCTGCATCATAATCAGTCCACTCTCTCTTTGTGCTGCTCTCCCAGCCAGCTTTTCGCTGCTTCAAAGTTTTTGGTTAGGTCTGAAATCACTTCGCCCATAGCAGCCCCACCCTCGTCTTCGTCATCAATATCCGTCAGGGCTTGCATGGACGCGTTGACAGCCGCGCATCCGGCGAAGAAGGCATAGCGTAACGTCATCAAAGTAATTTCGCTGAATGCGCTGGGCAGTGTTGCTTTGAACTTCTCCCAGTAGTCAGACGGCAATTCAACCTTCATTTTATCGCCCCTAGTTCTCGCGAGCGCTTTTCAAACGCCGCGTCAGTGGGTTCGTCGAGGAGCCCGAAGCCCGTGAGGATGGTGAGTTGCAGATCGCGAGCGCCCCGGCACAGGTGCGTCTCCTTCTTCCCCGCTAGAACCGGGTGGTGGCAGCGCTGCGAGCCCTTGAATAAACGTGAGACGACCCCATCACGAATGAAGGGGTCGCCGTTCGGCCCGAAGGGGCAGGTGGTGCATTTACGCTTCATCAGAGGCCATCCCCTGACGCTCTTACCGGATGCCATTGCTCATATCCTTCTTCAGCCTGTCGATAGTCTCCTTGAACTCTATCGGGTTGGTGAGGGTCATCAGAGCGCCGAGCAGCCGTTGGTCAAAATCAACGGTCTGCTCCTCAGTCAGACCCTCGACGGCCTTCTTGTGGACGCCGCGATTCTGGTTGAAGCGTTGAGTCATCGCGAGCGCGATGTTCGATGCGGTTTCATCGACCTTCTTCGTTGTCACTGCTGCCCTCCTGCGTCCATCTCGTTTAGCCGCTCCTCAGCTACGCCCATGCGGGCATCAAGGCCCTCATAGTTTGCGCGGCTGACTTTGACGGAGGCTTCGATGCGCACTGCCCAGTTACGGAAGGCGCGCAGGAGCCGGGTTTCTGTGTCATGGATGTGCTCGACGATGCGGGCTTCCATCTTCTCCAAATGCTCTTTCATCTCGGCGTCCAATTATTCGCCTCCGGGGTTGGTGTTGTTGGTGGTGGGGATGAGCAGATTAGCCAACTCCGCGACGCGGATAGCCCCATCCACGTTAGCGCCGCGCATGACGCCCAGCATGTAAAACAACTCCCGCACGGGGTCGGGAGATTGAGGGGCGATTACGCCGTTGGTGGTGATGGTGGGTTTGATCTCACTCTTCGGTGCTGCGGTTCTAGCCACGGGTTGCCTCTCTCATACGCTCTTCGGTTGTCATGCGTTTACGTTTGAGTGCCTTGTTCACTTCGCGAATCAGGACGGCGTTGACCCATGCATTGATCGACTCCCCTGCATTCTTCGCTGCGGCGCGCACCAGCTTGTTGTCGGATGCCAACATGCGGATGCTTTGAACGACGATTCCGGTTCGCTTGCGAGAGCGGTTCCCGGCCCCGGGCACATACTTTGCGGTTTTCAGCTTTTTGTTTGCCATGTAGCGATTATGCAGCTACGATTGAAGGTATGGCAAGGACTTTTACACTCATCGAGAAAACAGTCGCTTTCACGGTGCCGCTTGTACCCCCATCCGTGAATCACATGTACCGCATCGTGTACTACAGGGCCAAGAACGGACAGGCAGTAAAGGGCCGGAAGCTGACCAAGGCGGCGGAAGCATTTCGCTTCGCCGTGGGACTCTTCGCCCAAGGCCGCACCGTCGCCCCGGCAACCGACAAAGAACGGCTGAAGGTACGATACGAGGTTCGTGTGACGGTCTACTTGGGCCCGAGGCAGCGCGGCGACGCCGACAACTTCCTGAAGGCGGCACAGGACGCCCTCGAAGCCTGTGGTGTCATCCATTCGGATGCCTACGTGTACGAATCCAAGGCCATCGTCGTCAAGGACGAGCGCCACAACCCCCGCACCGAATTTGTAGTTACCCGATTGGAGAGAGAGTGACAGAAGAAGAGATCATCATCCCCCGCTGTACCATGTGCGGCGAGCCCATCCCAGCCGATCACCCCCGGCCCAACATCACCCTCACCTGCTCCGATGCGTGCCGCGACAGGCGCGACGTGTGGCGGAAGCAAAGGATGGGAAAGAAGCGCTGCAAATACTGTCTGAAGCCGAGCACCCCGGCAGAGCGCTCGCGCTTCCGGCGCTGGCGGAACGCCGAGATGAAAAATCCACCGCCCGATTCCGAACTGTCGCCAGAAGAACTCGCCGAGCGGGAGTATCTTAGAGCCAACCCACCCCAGCCGCGCGTGCGCAAGCCGAAGGTGAAGCCGGAGGAGCAGGATGCCGAAGTCGCCGGATAAGCGCGAGAGCGAACCCTGTGAACTGAATGAAGACTGGGTGGGCGGGCCCGAGTGGGTTCGCCGCCAGCCGGAGGAAGATCAAGTGGCCGTTGAATTCAACCCGAACATTGGGCTTCTGATCGACATGACCGCGTGCAAATTCATGGAGGAGGAACGGCTCGCCAACCCGGAGCCTTCATGGTGGTATCTCAGCTATGCCAGCAAGGAAGATGGCGCTTGGCAGGGCGGCGCTGTCGTGCTGGGCTATGGGTTCACATGGGCCGTCCACGAGGCCCATCTGCGCAAGATCACCCCGAGCGGTCACGTCGAGGTTGCAGGGCATCGTATCCCGCCCGAGAAAGTGCCGGAAGAGAAGTACCGTAATCGTCTGTTGACCAAGGCCGAGCTAGAGAGTTTTTTTGGGCGGATGATGACGATCAACGAGTATGCGGAGGAGCATAAAAATGCCAACTGAGATCGCCGTACTGAGGGCCGCGCTGCGAGACAACCCGGCCCACCACGCCAAGCTGCGCGAGCTTGCCGAGTCGGGGGCTATCGGGCCCCTGACCGACATCCCCGACGACCAGCCGTTCATAGTGATCGCAGCGCCCGAACACTTCGGCATGGAGGGCGCGAAACAAGCCCGCTGTCCGTGCGGGCTCATTGTATGGCTCAGTCCTACCACCCAGCGTATGATCGACGAGCGGAATGCCATCCCCGGGCCTATGATTATGTGCGCTTGGTGCTTCTTCCGTGAACTCCGAAGGAACGGAGAGATGCTTGCCAAGCAAACCAGAACCCAGTAAAGTCAAACCCGAAACAACAACTCCCTTCGACCACTTCCTCTATTGGGACAAGCTAGGCCGCAAGGGACAGGCGTGCAGGGTCATCGCCAACAACGGGAAAATTATCAGTGTCGAGTTTGAAGACGGGTTCTACCACGTCTTCAATCGTCAGGCTATCCGGCAGCGCAAGTAGGCGCGTCCGGGGGCCACCCCGGAGGCGTCCATGCTGCTCATCATCGTCATCCTGCTAGTCAACTTCATCCTCATCCCGCTTATCGAACTCACTCTCAGCGAGCGAATCAAGTTCTTTGCGGAGGTAACGGTGTACGCCGTCACCTTCATCTTTGTTGTCTACACGCTATGGACGGGAAAGGTGGTCATCTGATGCACACCGACGCAGAACAGGCAGCATCCAAAGTTCTCGCCTCCAAAGGCTCCAAACTCCATACCCATGACTTCCACCTTCGCCGGGGCACCAAGGGCGGTTACATCGCGAAGCACGATCTCGCCGATGAGAACGGCCAGCCGCCGCAGGATGGGCAGAGCGCCACCGCTGAATATCCGCTCGCCAACGAAGCCGCGATGCTGGCGCATGTGAAAGAGCACATGGGCGAAGAAGCGCAAGCCCCGGAGCCCAACAGCGGCCCCGCATGAGCGAGCCGCACTTCAACTGGCGCAAGCTGCGCGACCCGAACCAAGAGCGCGGCGACAACCGCGCATGGCGCGCCCAGCTGACCCAGCTTGTGATCGACGATGAGAAGGTACGCGAGGACGGGCGGCGCTGCTGCACCACCAACCTGCTCGCGCTCGCCTACGTGCTGGGCTACTGCCTCATCACCGAGGACGTTCACCATGAAGCGCTGCACTTCTTCCCCCACATCGAGCCCGACCGCACCGTGGAAGAATTGCACCTTGGGGTCAAGCGCCGCCGCACGCTGCTCTACCCGCGCAACACCTATAAGAGCACCTTAGACATGTGCTACATCGTGCAAACGATTCTGCGCTTCTACATGACCATCGCCATCCTCATCATGTCGGGCGGCAAGGAACTCGCCTTCGATTTTGTCGAGCAGATCGCGAGCTTCTTCATCAAGCCGCTGCACCGCCCCGCCACCCTCTTCCAAGCCCTCTTCCCCGAACTGTGTTGCAGCAAGAACCCGGCCAAGAACCCGGGCGAGTTTACCTGTCCACTTCGCCAGCATGAGCCCAAGATCGTCGAGCCGCTGATATGGGCCAACTCCATCGAATCCTCCACGACCGGATACCACCCCGACCTACTCATCTACGATGACATCCACAACAACCGCAACTCGCGTACCTTCGAGGGCCGCACCCGCGTCGCCAAAGCCTACAAACTCACGCGCAAGATTCTGAAGCCCACCGGAATCGAACTCTTCATCGGCACACCCTATGGACTGGGCGATGTCTTCTCCGACCAAGTTCTGACCGCGCGCCCGGGCACCTACGAACGCGTGTTCAAACCCGCGATGAAGCTGCTCTCCGGCGAGCGCCTAGACCCCAACGGCTTCCCCGCCGAGAACGAAGTTGAACTGCTCTTCCCCTCCATCCTCAACTACGATTTTCTGCGCGAGGAGTATGACACCGACTATGAATTCTTCATGTCGCAGTACATGCTCGACAGCTATGGCGCTGCCGAGCTTGTCTTCACTGAAGCGCAGATGCTCGCCGCGATCATCGACGAAGACGTGATGCCGATGGAGGGCCAGCGCTACATTCACTTCCGGCTTCCCTGCCGCTCGCTCGACTGGCACGCGACCTCCGGCGCGGTGGGCATCATGCGCCAGAACCGGATGTATATCACCGAGACGATTCACGGTCACTACAAGCCGTCCGTGCTGGCGAAGCTGATTCACGATGTCGCCCGCCGCAACGGAGCGCATCACGTCAACATCGAGGAGTCGCCCGGGGCGCGCATGATTCAGCCCGCGATCAACAACCACAGCCTGACGACCGGGTGGGACATCTCGATTACGTGGACAGAGTTTGAGAGCGACGCCGCCGAGCGCGACACGCGCATCCGCAACCTCGAACCGCTGCTCGCGACCTCGCGGCTGTACTTCTCGAACGCGCTCAAAACCAAGCCGCTCATCGAGGGCTTCGTGCAGTACGGGATGACGAAGGAGAGCGGGTTGCCGGATGTGATCTCGCGCGTCGCCGACAACCTGCCCCTCAGCATTGCAGCTACGGAGCTAGAAGACGAAGACCTCGCGTGGGAGATGATGCGTGAGAGAGACAAGTTCAACATCATCTACAATCGCGGCCAGTATGCGCCAAGCGAGCCGGAGCCGGAGGAGATCATGTTCGACGAACCGCGCATCGAAGATCAGCGCATCAATGCGCAGGGCCTTGAAGTGATGATGCCGGGGTTGGAATGATGAATAGAGTGATGATCGATGCCGTACCAAAAGAATCGGGGTGTATGCGATTCACGCCCAAGACGCCGGGAAGCGCCGAGTGCGAATGCGGCCATACGCTCACCCAGCATTACATGTGTGGGAGCCCGGAGGAATCACGTTGCCTAGTGTGTCGAAGACCCGGCTGAAAGCACCACCCGCAGACGGATGGAGAAACGAAGCGCTGGCGGCGCGCAAGCGGCGCGAAGAGGACACTGCGGCGATGAATGCCTTCGTCGATATGTTCGAGGAATGCGAGGCGGGAACCGGAGATCGCGATCTGCTCTGTCTGGCTCTGCACCACATCGCCATGTCGCACGGCAGCTACGCGCGGAAGAAGACACTCAAACGAGGGTTGCGTTCGGGAATCAAAAAACTCAGCGAAGTCGCCCCGGCCATCTTTCCCCCGGACAGAGTGTAGAATTACGCTGGGAGTGGCGAAGGCAGCGGATACTTCCCTTTGAAAAGACCGCAGCCGACTATTCCCTCCCACCCTTCCCTGACGAATGAGGCAACGGCCCCCGAAAAAGGGGGCCGTACCTTCATGTAGAATAGAAATAGCGCAGCCAGTGGCTTATTCAGGTTGCCGGGGTAACTACACCAGCCCTCCCCGATGTCGCTCCGGCGACTATCAAAGAGAAGGCCCGGTGCGGAAACACCGGGCCGACTCGGAAAGCAGGTGCCAACAATGGTTGAAATCACAATCAAAGTTGACCGTACCACACTCGCTGCGCTGACAGCGCTTCTAGTGTATCTCATCACGCACTGGTAGCCAAGAGCGGCCCCCGAAAAGGGGCCGTTCTCTTTGGAGGTAACAAACGACCTCTAGCAAAATTGCTAGGCGAAGCGTGAGCGAAAGGTTGTACTCCCGACATAAACGGTGGTACTAATCCCGAATCAGCGAATCCCCGAGTCAGTACCTAAAGGCCGGGAAGCATGTAAGTTGCGGAAGTGGCCCGGGGCCCGAACCCGTTGTATCTCCCAAAGTTGTCAGCATGAGGGTGGTCAATGGGCGCTACTGCAACATTACGTGAGACATCGGCACCTTGGGCCCCCGTCAAAGACGCCGACATAACCACCTACGAAAAGCCAGAAATCCCCCCCAAGTACACCGATGCGGCGGTGCTCTCCATCGTCATGTCGGACTACCGATCTGCGGTGTCGTGGCTGAATGACCGCCGCTGGCCGTTGCAGTGGAACGAGAGCGACATCCTGTACCAGAGCCCGAGAACGATGTCAACTTTCGAGGGCTCGACAGTCACCCGCTCAAACGTCTCGCGATTCGATGTCGCCCGCCAAGTAAACTCACTCGCTCCTGCCATCTCAGGAGCGATTTTTTCTGACCCCACTCCCTTCCTCATCCGGCCCCGGCCCACCACGTCGCAGGACAGCGCCCGGGCGTGGACGAACTTGGTAAGCGAACTGCTCGACGAAATCTGCTTCAAGCAGGAAGCCAGCTTCGGCATCGAGGCGATGGTCAACAGCGGCACCGTGATCTTCAAGACAGGCTGGGAGACGGAGACGACCATCGAGGAGCACTACGTTCGCAAGACCGCTCCGGCGCAGGTGGACATGCCGCTGGGCCCGCCCATGACCGTCTACACCGAAGACTCGGATGAGTTTGAAGTCATCGACGTTGAAGTTACGCGCAACCGCCCCATCTTCGAAAAATGTAACTTGGGCGAGGTTTTCGTAGACCCCAAGTGGCGTTCGCCGAATCAGATCAAAAAAGCGAGATGGATAATCCACGAGAGCTATGTCAACTACTACGACCTCGAAAAGCTGCGTGAGAACCCGGACTATGACATCCCCAGTCAGGAAGTGTTGCGCGCAATCTTCATGGATGAAGGCGAGCAGACCAAAGCGGAGAACGCCGTCGCCGAGGCCCTGAGTGCCAATACCAGCGTCCACCATGCCGCCGACCCCGACGATAATCGTTTCGACGAAGACCCGCTCCTGAAGCCGATGCAGCTACTCGAATGGTGGAGTGAGACAGTCTGCCGGGTGGTGCTGCAAGAGAAGTGCGTCATCCGCAACGGCGATCACAAGCTGCCGGGTAAGCCCTTCTTCGCGGCGAACTACTGGAACATCAACGACGCGGGCTATGGCCTTGGAGTTGGCCGCATAGCGGGAAGCGACCAAAGGGTGTCTCAGGGCTTAGTCAACGCTATTCTCGATATTTTGGCCTTCGCGGTGCAGCCGGAGTACGCTGTCGCCCGGGGCGCGAACGTTCCGACGCAGGACTTGCGCCGGAGGCTGGGCGGCATCCGCATGGTGGACGGTGAAGACGCCACCAAGTCCATTGCGCTAGTACCTCAGCCGCAGGTGCCGCCCGATGCATGGCGCGCGATTCAAGCCGCCATTGCGACGGGGGATAGCTCGACAGGTGCAGATCAGGCGAGCGTGCAAGGCACGCTTCCGGCCCGGGGTTCGAGTATTGGCAAATCGGGCACGGGGGCCGGGATGATCGCTGCCGCGTCCGCAGGGCGCTTGCAGTCACCTGTCGAGCGCTTCGTCGATGGCGTCTTCCTGCCCTTCCTGAAGTTCCTGTGGCAGATGGTGAAGTCGCGGATGCCCATCGCCGAGATTCGCGCGATCTTGGGCAAGCGCACCGCCGATCTCGCCCTCGACTTCGCCGACTTCATGGAGAGCGATGTCACGTTCGAGACGCTGGCGGGCACGAATCTCGCGGCCCGTAACCGCATGGCACAGGCCCTCCCCTTCCTGCTCGAAGTCTTCGGCAACCAAGCCCTCGTACAGCAGCTATCGCAGACCGGGTGGAAGGTGGATGCGATGGAGCTTTGCCAGATGGTGCTCGACATGAGCGAGTGGAAGAATCGCGCCGACCTCATCGTGCAGATGACCCCGCAGGAGATGCAGACGATGGCCGCGCAGAATCCCGCCACCGTCAAGGCACAGGCTGACTCCGCGCTGCTAGATCAAAAGCACCAAAACGACATGCAGCTAGAGGACAAGAAGATCGCCGGACGCATCGCCGCTACCAGCATCGACAACACGCATAAGACGCTGGTGCAGTCGCCGCTCGAACGCGCCGCCGCCTTCGCCGAGCGCACCGCCGACGAACGCACCATGCAAGCCACACCATTCTTCGCGCCGACAGGGGGTGGATGATGGCACACCCGCGCCACGCGAACGTCAGGTGGGGAGTCTTCCAGAAGACGCGCCACAGGGTTGACGTAGCGCCCTGCACCGCGAGCGGGTACATGAGCCCCCAGCACACCTTCGGGCAGGGCTGCAAATGCCATCCCTACGTCGATGCGAGCGGCTGTGGAGTCATCATCATTCACGGTCACAGGCTGACCGATTCATCAGACTGCAACCAAATTCCCCGACACTGTGGAGGCCCGCCATGCCACTAGTCGAGTACGCCATGTTGGACGAGTCTACCTACCACAAGCACCAAGCCGAGATCGACGAGGCCATCCTGTCTGCACTCGCCGATGGCCCCAAGCAAAGCTATGAACTGATGGCGATGCTGCGCGCGAAGGGCTTCGGCAACGCGACCGATGACGGCCCGCTGGCGCTCTCCTACTCGATGACCGGGGCCATCTACCGCTCTGCAAAAAATTCGCTCCGCGCACGCAAGTTGATCGTGGATTCGTGGGACATCTTCGACAACACGGGCCGCAAGATTCCGCCGCTTCAGATCATGCGTACCGACCGCATCGTGAGCGAGCCGCCCTCGCCGTCCAAGGCCGAGATGTTGACGCATCAGGAGGCCGCGCATGGCTGACACGCGAGACGAGTGGCTAGAGATGCTTCAAGCCCAAGTGGGGAAGAAACTCGCCAGCGTCGAGAAGCGCGATCTGAGCGGGGATGTTTATTACCGTCTGACCTTCGAGGACGGAGCAAATTTTGAGTGGTATGGGGGATTGAAGGTGCAGCCATGACAGAGGCCATCCGCACCCAGCGACGTTTCGGCGTAACTGCACAACTGACTCCGTTGCAGCGCCGCAACATCATGGCGGTGCGCAACAGCCCCGAGTGGCAGGACGTGCTCGACGTGATGGAGATGTGCTGCATCGAGATCGAAACCGACCTTATCAACACTGATGCCGAGCAGGAGTTGGAAGTGCTCGCAAATCACAAGATGGCAAAAGCAGCGTGGAAGGTCTTCACGCACCTGCAACAAAAACTGGACTCTGAAATCTCCCTCTACCTCAACAGCATCACCAAAGAACCTCTAGTGCCGGAGCCGACCGCCGACGAACTGGAACGCGAGAACATCCTGAATCCGACGCGCGGCGTAGCTGCACTCGAAAACTGAAGGAGTAGGACAATGCAACCCAAATGGTTGAACGACGGAGAGCCGGACGAAAACGGCGACATCATCGCAGTCATCGAGAACGACAAAGGCCATCGCATATCGACCTTCAAAGGCAAGAGTGTGAAGGAAGTGGCTGACAAGGTTCTCGAATCACAAGCCAATGCCAATCGCGAGATCAGCCGCCTTCGACGGCCCGACCAAGCGAGGGTTCCCCAACAACTCACACCGAAAGACACCCAAATAACCCCCGCCGACAGGCTTCGCCTAACCGCGAATCTTGGCGACCCGGAAACCGTAGTCGAAGCCGTAACGGAGATCGTGACCGCAGCCAACGGTGGCGTGCCTCCCCGTGCAGCTACGCAAAGCCTAGCTACCATGACCGACGCACAACGCGACGCTTACTATCTGGCCGAGGCCCGGGCGTTCATGGATGAATGCCCCGACTACTACCCGGTAGGACAGAACCGCGACAAACTCTTCGCGACACTCAAAGCCAACAACTACGATGTGACGCGAAACAATCTGGCCCTAGTGTTCCAAGCCCTCGACGATCAGGGCGAGATGATTCACTGGCCTGAAGGCGAAGACGCCAACTACGACACCGCACCACCCAACGGACAGCAACGCGAGGCACAACCCCCGCCCTCTCCTACGACACGACCACGGAACATCAGTGTAGCGACGGGGATTCGTAGAACCGATGCGTCCGCCCTGCCCCCTGCACCGAGGCCCGTGAAGAAACTGACACGCGCCGATCTTGAAGCGATGCCGAGGGCGGAATACAACCACCGATTAGCCAATGAACCGGGCTTCCGCAAGGCCGTCGATAGCTTATAGCGCGTGACCTCACCCGACGAGGGGGATAGTCATGCAGACCACATCAGGAGCAAGGCTCGCAGCAAAGTTTATTATTCCGTTCCTTCAGTTTGTCGCCGGACTCGGTGGGCAGATCATGTTGTGGACGGGAGACGTTGCACGCTACCGCGTGCAGGGCGCGTTCGGTGTTGGCGTCTCGCCAGCATCGAACCTCACAACCAACCTTCCGCAGTCTGTAGTTACGTCTTTCGACAAAGTGTTTGTCGAGAACTTAAAAGCAGAAACTCCGTGGGTGAGATGCACGTCGCGGCGCACGCTCGATGAGAACGCGGGCAACAAATTAGCGCTCTTCATGTATCAGAACTTGCCCGCTCCTCCGACCACCCAAGCGCCTGAAGGTACGATTCAAACGGGCTTGACTGTTTCGGTGGTGCAGAACACTTCGACCATCGGAAATTTTGCGGACTACGCGAACATCTCGACCTACGCTTTGCAGACCGCCATCGACCCCGCCCTCGAAGCGCTGGGCGTGCAGATGGCCTATCGCATGGCGCAGGTAATCAACCTTATCATCCAGAACACCGCAGACGGAGCCGGAGTTGTAGACCCGTTGACGGTTCATGTTCCCATCGACCCCACCGGGCTCATCGCGCAGGACATTACTTCGATGGTGCAGTCGCTCACATCGGTCAATGCCCTGCCCTATGACAACGCCCGTTTCACCGGAGTCATCCACCCGCTCATCGTGGGCGACATTCTCATCAGCACGCAGCCGAACGGCATCACTGACGTTCTGAAGCGCACTGCTGAAGGGCAGGAAAAGCTACGCGAGCTTCCGGCCCCGGATGGCGACAACGTGATCGTGATCGACTGGGGCGGCGCTGCGTTCCATCAGTCCACCCTCGTCAAGCAAACCGCAGGTACACCCGTCAAGCTGCGCACCTACGTCATCGGCAAAGATGCTGTGATCGGCATCTCGTTTGGCGCGAAGGAGAACACGCAGATCGGTGACGGCGACTGGCGCAACTTGCAGGTGTGGGTGAAGCGACTCACCGAGCCCAGCGGGTACGACCCGTCCCGCATGATCGGCGGATTCGCGAGCTACAACACCATGTATACCTCGACGCTGCCACCTGACCCGGTTACGCGCCTCCGCTACACCGACGCATCCACCGCCCTCACCTAGAGACAACCAACGCGACACAGGGGAGTAACTGCACTCCCCTGCCGCTATTTTCCGCCCAACCCGAAGGAGGTTGCTATGGCAGGACAGAACGGAAACGGTATGAGCCCCGCAGCGGAGCTTGAAGCGCTGCAACTGGAAGAGACGAAGGAACGGGTACACCAAATGCGCCAGCGGCGCGAAGGCATCAAGCGCCGCGTCGAGGGCCGCGACCGCGATCTGCGGCTCGCCAACGCTCGACAGAAGGCCATCCAAGACAACTGCTGGCACAAGAAGGGCGGCAAGGGCGTGGCGATGCTCTCACGGGGCAACGACCACAACTACGCCGTGCAGAAGCACCAGCTTTGTCACGGCCCCATCATCGTCATCTGCCAGCGCTGTTCAAAAGTTTGGGAGCCGCCGCCGCCAGAGTGGAACCGTCGCGGTGCGACCCCCGAGCAAAAGGCCGAGTACAAGCGGCTCTATGACGAGTACATGGTCGCGCTGAACTTTCCGACCGATAACGAGATGAGTGGCACGCAGCTGTTCGTGATCGAGCAGAACGAAGCCGCCTAAACCGATGAAGCGCCCAACTAAACCCGCCCCGCAGACGCGACGCCATGCGCGCGCCCGGGAGCAGAAAGTGAAGCCCGACATGACCGACAAAATGCAGGAAGCTGCCGGAACCGCAGGAACCGCAGCTTACAACAAAAACATGAAGGAAGAGGGCGCGACTGCCGAAGCGAGCCGCAGCCCAGCGCCGGGGGCGGGTGAGCGCGCCGTTGTGCTCCGCGAGCGCGAGTACAACGAGGATGCGAGGGCGATGTCCAAGCAGACGACCTCCGCAGAGGCAGACCCCGCGCCGCGCGGTGCGGGCTCCGGCGAAGAGGCTGTAGCTACGCGCTCGCGTAACTACAACGAGAGCGTGCCGGGGGCCTTCCCTCCCCTCATCTCGCCAACCCCCGAGCAGCAGCAAACGATGGACGCCGAGGTTGCCGAAGAGAACGCGGCGAGGCTGAAGGCCCAAGAGGATGAAGCGAAGAAGCCCGTGCTGCATCCGCACGCCAGCGTCGAGCGGCCCATCCTCGACAAAACGAAGACTGACCCACCGAAGACAGAAGCAAAAAAGTAGGTGAGCCGTGGCGACGTTGAACCCGACCAACAGCAACTCGAACGTGAAGATTCAGGACGTGGTGGATGAAGTCTCCGTGATCGGCGACCTAACACCCGTCCTGAAGCAGTCGGGCGGCTACGCCGAGCAGCCCGCTATTGCGATCTCGAACAATGTGATGTCAGAGATGATCGCCGAGCGCTTCCCGTGGAAGTGGAACAAGTACAAAATCCCGCCGTTCGTTCTCACCCCCTTACAGCAAGACTATCCATCGACCAACATCACGCAGATCGGGTGGCTCGAAAGCGGCGTCCGCATCGACATCAACAACACGCAGGTTCCGCCGCCGTCATGGGCGATGACTGCGGTGCGCGATCTCGCGGTGGACAACTCCATCGGCGGATTCCCCGGATTGTTCGCGTGGTACGACAACGATCTCCTAGAGCTTTACGACTGGCCCGGGCCGGGTGTGCTCTATACCAACCCCATCAGTCAGACCACATCGAACAACAACAAGCAAACTTCGTATCAGGCGAATTGGGGCGGCATCCTCACTCTCTCCCAGTATGGTGTCACCGGGCTTGTACCGCCGCCGCCCCCGGTATGGCCCGGGCCGGGGCCGCAGCCCCCGGCATGGCCCGTGGGCGCGACGGTGATCGACGGCACGACCGAGTGGATTGTGTGCGACCCCAAGGCGCAGGGCTTCCGCTTTACCCCGCGCCCGCCCAGCGGCGGGAACGTGTGGCTCTGCCGTCTCTTCGCGCAGCGCAAGGCGAGGCCCCGCTTCACCGATCTACAGGAGTACCTAGACCCCATCCCCGACGACTACGTGAAGTGGTTTATCGACGGCTTCATCGCATACTCGCACCGCTACTCCTCGAACCCGTCCGTGCTCGCGCGCTACGAACCGATGCGCCGGGTGTGGCTGGAAGCGATGGCCGAAGCCGCGAAGCAGGGCGACCGCGAAACCGAGCAGCACGGATTCTTCCCCGACAAACCGCTCATGTCGCCCACCTACGTTCAAGATCAGGGCCCGTATCCGTATCGCTGGAATGGAGGGTGGTGGTAGATGCCGACAACGCGAAACATCATGTCGAGTCTTCTGTTTTCCCTGCCCTTCATCGGCAACCAGCCGGGAGATATTTCTGCGGGCCAGCCCGCGCTCGATGCGGCGAACCTGCTGAAGCAGACCATCATGGGCCCGCCGTTCACATGGCCGTGGAACCGGGCGACGCTGGGGCCCACACCTGTAAGCGGCGGCGATCAGGACTACACCATTCCCGTCACCACCTTCGGATTCTTGGAACAAGCGTGGCTCATCGACGCCAAGGGCAAGGCGAAGGAGATACCTGTCGTTCCCACCCTCTCCGTCGAGAGCGCGATACAACGCCCGCAGAGTTGCGCCGTCGAGCTTCAGGACGATCTCAGCATCTCAATCCGGCTCAACACCCTTCCTGACCAGCCGTACACGCTCGATGGGTTCTATCAGAAGGCCCCGGTGCTGATGACCTCGCTCGCGTCCAGCTGGGCCCCCATCCCCGACAACCTCGCCTATATCACCGACTGGGGATTCCTCGCGATGATGTCGATGATTACCAAGGATATTCGCCAGCAGATTTTCATGCAGAAATTCGCCGCGCATCTGCTGGGCGCGCAGGACGGACTCACCGCAACCCAGCGCAACATCTTCATCGGCGAGTGGCTGTCACTGCTGAGTCAGACTGACCGCACGCGGGCAACCACGCAGCAAGGCATCGGCGCGAGGAGTCAGAGCTAATGCCGTCGAATCTCCAAATCGCCGGAGCCGCGCTGCCCGCCAGCGACTTCGCCCCGCTGCATGTCAACCGACAGGCGACGGGCTTGTGGCCCAACACGAACCCGCTGCGCGATGCGTCAACCAGCGAATTCATGGAGAGCTACTACGGGGGCAAGAAAGACAGCTACGCCGGGGGCGTGAACTGCGAAGTCAGCACGCGCCTCACCCTGATACGAAGGCCGGGGCTGTCCATCTACAACGGGCAAATCTTCCCGCCCATCAATCGCTTCTACGGGTGGAATACCTTCACCACCACCGATGAAGCGGTGCGGGTGATGGTGGATACCGCAGCGACCGTCTTCGACGGCACCGGGCCCTTCACCAAGAATGCGATCTTCACCAAGTCGCCGGGGGCCGGGAGCACCTACTTTCTCGGCGTGGGCAACACGCTCTACTTCACCAATGGCGTAGACAACATGCAGTTGGATAATGCAACCGGGAACGTTACAAAATGGGGAGTCGATGCCCCGCCCGACGCGCCGACCGTGACGCAGCAGCCGCGCCCTAACCCCTATCCGTCATGGGCCCCCGGTACTGGCTACCCGGTTTACAACGCCGCGCGGCCCGGGATGCTCATCCTCGATGACCCCGTAGCTGCACTGCCTAACTTCTCCATCATCCCGCTCTTCGGCGGGGGGAATCTCGCCATCGGCTGCGGCCAGAGCAGCATCAACGGGGCGACCGTGCAGCTACCCGCAGGATTCGACACGACGCGGCTGCTGATGTGGACAAGCCCCGGCGACGGTATCAGCCCGAGTGTAGTTACCAGCGGCGTCTACCAGTCCACCGGGGGCAACGGCGTAACCAACAGCGCGTTCCAGAGCTTTTCAGGTGGCTTCGCATTCAACGCTTCGACCAACTGGATAGCCGTTGCGTGGACGGCGGGCGCGCCCGTTTCTGTTACCACAGTGGGCAACTACACCACCCTGCTATACAGAACGGCGCTGGGTGACGACATGGCGATGGTCTTCGGCACCGGGTTCGACCAGAGCCTTGTGCCGATTCCCGCCGGGTTCGGAACGGCGAATGTGCAGTGGATGGCGGGGATGGTGGGCGGCACAACGAACTTGGGCCACACCATGCAGGGGGTACAGAACTGCAATCTCATAATCACCCCCACCCAGCTAATCGTCGCCGCCGTCTACAACGACAACGACGGGAATTCATGGCAGGGCACAGCCGGAGTATTCGCAGTTTTTTATAACCAATCCGCGAACCTCGTTGTAGGGCCGGGAAACAACTGCACCGTGCTCGCCATCGGAGTCTTCCCGAATCAATATCAGAGCCTATTATTCGCGACCAACATCGCGCAGGGAACCAGCTTCGGCATCTCGGGGCGACCCGTCACGGGTTCGACCGGGGCGATGTGCGGGTGGACGCCATCGGGCACAAATGAGAGTCAGGGATGGAGCGCGTTAACGCCCAACAACACCTTCGACGGCTACTACCAAGACGGCCAAGGGAATCGCTGGGCGGGCTTCGGTAACTGCTTCGGCCTGTCTGCGATCAATGTGCCGTACACGGGCAACGTGGAGGTATTCAACGGCAACGGAGTGACGGGCGGCACGGAGCCCTCGCCGTGGAACCCAGCCGTGGGCGGCACCACGCAAGACAATACCGTTCTATGGACAAATCTAGGCCCCTACCCGTGGCAGTCGAGCACTGGCTTTGCCGTTGGCGCTGTCGTGATGGCGATACCCGTGTCGCCCCCGGGAAGTTCCCCCCAGTTCTTCGTGTGCAGCACGGCGGGGCAGAGCGGAACGACGACACCCAACTGGGTTGCAGGTGCGGGGTTGCAGGTGGCGGATGGAACCGTGGTGTGGACGAATCAGGGCAAGGCCCTGACGTGGGCCGATCTCGGGCCCAACACGCCCATCACATCCGCCGCAGCCATCGTGGACTTCAACGGCTACATGCAATACGCGGTGCAGCCGGGGAAGAGTGGGAGCACCGCGCCGATCTTCGCGACCGAACCCGGCGCGCTGACCACAGACGGCGGGGTGATCTGGCAGAATGGCGGGCCCTATGCCGTGGCTGGCACGGCCCCCGTGCAGTACGGCGACGCCTTCGCGACCACCAACGCGGACGGGGATTTTATCGACATCTCGAACATGAGCCCGAAGTCGGTGCAGATCACCGTTATTCAGGGCAATCAGGTGATGGTGCGGGGATATGGAACCGGGGCATCCGGGGTGACTACCATCATCCTCTACCGCACCGCACAGGGGGGCTCTACGTTCCTGTTTCTGGCGTCCTTCCCCAACCCCGGGGCGGGGGTGCAGTGGACGTACATCGACACCACGCCGGATGCCGATCTCAACACCGAGATACAGGCCCAAGTGAACGGGGAAGGGACGCCGCTACCCGTGGGCGCAACCTGTCTCGCGTACCATCTCGGGCGCATCTTTGCAGCCGTAAACAACGTGGTTTATGTGTCGTCAGGCCCCGACGCAATCGCCAGCGGGAGCAGCGGGAATGCGGGCTTCGACACCACCTTCACAGCCCAGTCAAAGATCGTCAAATTTTGGGTAAATTCGCTGGGTGTGATGGTGCTTACGCTGCGGGATGCGTACCTCATTGGAGGCTCCGCAACCCCCAATGACCCGCTCTATATGAAGACGTGGATTGAGCAGATTCCGCTCCTCCATTACGACGCCTTTGCGCCCTTTTTATCGTCCGCTTATATGTTCGGCGGGCACCGCATGGTGGAGTCTTTAGACCCGGGCTCCGGCATCACCGAAGCGTCCTTCCCGATAGCCAATATTGCGAACGGAATCGACCCCAAGAATGCGTACCTGACCATGCACACCGGGGGGTCGGGAGAGACGGCGCTATACCTGTCCGATGGACAGACTTTATGGTACAGAATGGCCCCCACTTCGGCCCCCGAAACGGGTGCAAATTGGAGCCCTGCGGCGGTGATTACGGGGGGCTTGAGCGCCCTTCAATCGACTGAAGTTCTCCCCGGAACAATGGCACTTTTGGTAGGCCCCCCGGCTGCTGGGGGGCCCATCCTGTACCGCGACACCACGACCTATCAGGACAATGGAACGAGCTACCCAATGGGGGTAGATTTCAACCCCATTGTGCTCGCGAATCCGGGTCAATTAGCGGGGCTGGCGTGGATGACTTTGAAGTGTTCCGCGACCGGAAAAGCCCCCGCTTTGGGGGTCGTGTTAGACGAGGTAGACGCCGCTTATGAAGACGTTCCCCGTACCCGGCAAGACCCCCCCAATCTTCCTCCCAGTACATCATTCATCAGCAACCGCTACAGCCTATTGCAGAGCCAAAAACCAGTGTGGTGTCAGGTAATAAAGTTCGGCCTTACGTGGGACGAAACGAACACCCCCGACGAACTCCTGACGTACACAATATTCGGGCAAATGTGGCAGGAGCAGAGGAGTCAATAATGGCAAGTTTGAGACAGGCAGCAAAGGCGAATATGACGGGCTGGGAGCCCGCCCCGGCGAGCCCCGGAGCGGGGAACCCGCCCTCCATTCCAGACCTCTCCAATACCCCCGGGCGATCACCCAATATGCTCGCCGCGATGCCCCCGCAAGCTACTACCGGAGACGGTTTACAGCGGCAGTTTTACGGGGGAACGAACATCCCCACCATGCGGATTCTGCCCGCAGCCGGGAAGGGGGTCGCATGAGCCAGCCGATCTTTCATTTTGACAACTACTGCGTGCGCCCGGTAGGGGAGCGCGACCGCGAATATCTGGCTGCTCTAATAGAGGGCGACCCATTCCACGTTAACCAGATGGATGCCGACTTCTTTCTGAAGCTGATGCCGGGAGAGGATGCATGGGCGATGGAGGACGAGCGGGGGCGCGTCATCCTGTACTTCAAGACCCAAACGGCGGTGCGTCTGTCGCTGCAATTTGCGGAGGCCGAGAACCGGGAAGACAAGACCCGGAATCGGCTGGCGCTGATGAAGGGAATGGCATGGATAGAGGCCCAGCTTCGGGCCAACAGCTTCAGGGAGATTTTGTTCCAAACCAACGGCCCCGATCTGGCGCAGATGGCAAAACGCCGCATGGGGTTCAGGGAGTCGTCGGAGTTGAGCCGGGTCATTGGGCTACCTTCCGACCCCCAAACATCGCACCTAGAGCCCCGGAATGGCATTCCGGCGCTATCTCAGGAAGTCGTGTGAGGGGTTATGTGTGGAGCTACGCAACAGCAGAAGGACATTACCAACGAGCAGAGCCAGTTCTATCAAAACCTGACAAGCCAGTACAACACGGTTTTCGGGCAAGATCAGGCCATCACCGGAGCCCTGACCTCGGCGTTCCAGCCCATCCGGTGATGGCCTGATCTTGCCCGAAAACCGTGT